ATGCTGGAACAAATGGGCATTGCCGCGAAGCAAGCCTCGTATAAATTAGCGCAACTCTCCAGCCGCGAAAAAAATCGCGTGCTGGAAAAAATCGCCGATGAACTGGAAGCACAAAGCGAAATCATCCTCAACGCTAACGCCCAGGATGTTGCTGACGCGCGAGCCAATGGCCTTAGCGAAGCGATGCTTGACCGTCTGGCACTGACGCCCGCACGGCTGAAAGGCATTGCCGACGATGTACGTCAGGTGTGCAACCTCGCCGATCCGGTGGGGCAGGTAATCGATGGCGGCGTACTGGACAGCGGCCTGCGTCTTGAGCGTCGTCGCGTACCGCTGGGGGTTATTGGCGTGATTTATGAAGCGCGCCCGAACGTGACGGTTGATGTCGCTTCGCTGTGCCTGAAAACCGGTAATGCGGTGATCCTGCGCGGTGGCAAAGAAACGTGTCGCACTAACGCTGCAACGGTGGCGGTGATTCAGGACGCCCTGAAATCCTGCGGCTTACCGGCGGGTGCCGTGCAGGCGATTGATAATCCTGACCGTGCGCTGGTCAGTGAAATGCTGCGTATGGATAAATACATCGACATGCTGATCCCGCGTGGTGGCGCTGGTTTGCATAAACTGTGCCGTGAACAGTCGACAATCCCGGTGATCACAGGTGGTATAGGCGTATGCCATATTTACGTTGATGAAAGTGTAGAGATCGCTGAAGCATTAAAAGTGATCGTCAACGCGAAAACTCAGCGTCCGAGCACATGTAATACGGTTGAAACGTTGCTGGTGAATAAAAACATCGCCGATAGCTTCCTGCCCGCATTAAGCAAACAAATGGCGGAAAGCGGCGTGACATTACACGCAGATGCAGCTGCACTGGCGCAGTTGCAGGCAGGCCCTGCGAAGGTGGTTGCTGTTAAAGCCGAAGAGTATGACGATGAGTTTCTGTCATTAGATTTGAACGTCAAAATCGTCAGCGATCTTGACGATGCCATCGCCCATATTCGTGAACACGGCACACAACACTCCGATGCGATCCTGACCCGCGATATGCGCAACGCCCAGCGTTTTGTTAACGAAGTGGATTCGTCCGCTGTTTACGTTAACGCCTCTACGCGTTTTACCGACGGCGGCCAGTTTGGTCTGGGTGCGGAAGTGGCGGTAAGCACACAAAAACTCCACGCGCGTGGCCCAATGGGGCTGGAAGCACTGACCACTTACAAGTGGATCGGCATTGGTGATTACACCATTCGTGCGTAAATAAAACCGGGTGATGCAAAAGTAGCCATTTGATTCACAAGGCCATTGACGCATCGCCCGGTTAGTTTTAACCTTGTCCACCGTGATTCACGTTCGTGAACATGTCCTTTCAGGGCCGATATAGCTCAGTTGGTAGAGCAGCGCATTCGTAATGCGAAGGTCGTAGGTTCGACTCCTATTATCGGCACCATTTAAATCAATAAGTTACACATCATTAGTACCTTCCTTATTTTTTGACTGGGACAAATTTGGGACCGATGGGTTCAGGATCGAGTCTATTTGCCGTGCGTGTTCGGTAAGGTGATTAGGTGCAAGGTGAGCATATCGACGAACCATTTCGATAGACTCCCAGCCTCCCATTTCCTGTAACACTGACAACGGGACTCCGGCTTGAACCAGCCAACTTGCCCAGGTGTGTCTCAAGTCGTGAAATCTGAAATCATCAATACCAGCCCGTCTCAGCGCCGCTTTCCAGGCTGTGTTTGCGTCATACCGCATCTTCCTTACTGTTGGCGCTTTCGTTCCGTCTGGTTTGGTACAGCTTTCCTTGTACACAAATACCCAACGGTGATGATTCCCGATTTGTTTTTTCAAAACGCGACATGCAGTATCATTCAGCGCAACGCCGATTGCGCGGTTTGATTTACTCTCTTCCGGGTTTATCCATGCCACCCGGCGCTGCATATCTATTTGTTGCCATTCAAGGTTGATGATGTTCGAGCGTCTTAAGCCTGTTGCCAGTGCAAATTCAACAACAGACTTTAATGGCTCCGGACATTCATCAATCAGCCTTTGTGCTTCATGGGGCTCCAGCCAGCGGATCCGTTTATTCTTTGGTTGAGGCACTTTAATAATTGGTGCCTTATCCAGCATTTTCCATTCACGCTCTGCGGCTCTTAGTAGGGCCTTTATAAATGCAAGATGCGTAGCCTTCGTTGCAACGGACGCTGGTTTTGGCGTGTATTCTGGAACAGGTTTCCCTTTTTTTCTGCATGCTTCTGCCCTGAGTTTCCAGTTTTCCTCATGACGCCGGTTCGTCATTTTCTGCATTGCTGAATAAATTTTTGATTCAGTAATGTCTCTTAGTTGCATTCCTGCGAAATGTTGAAGCCAGAATCCGATCCGGCTTTTGTCATCGTCCAGTGATTTTTTATGTGCTTTCTCTTCAAGCCACCTGACACACGCTTCCTCGAACGTTATATCAGGTATTTCACCAAGTTTGCTGACCCGCCATGCTTCAGCCTTTAGCTTGTCATGGAGTTCTGTCGCCTGCCTTTTGTCCTTTGTTCCAAGAGACTGTTTAAATCTTTTACCGTTCGGCAATGTGAAACTGGCGTACCATATTTCACCTCTGCGGAAGAGTGACATTTTCTTTCCTCTGTTATGCCATCACCCGCGCTCACCTGGACAGTATGCAGCGGAGACTGAAGAGCCGCAATGCAGGCTTGTCGTGTTGTGAGGTAAGGAGATTTATTCTTAGTGGGATCTTTGCGTGTTGCCTGAAGACGCCCTGTGCGTATCCAGTTAATGGCAGTCGGTCTGGATATCTTGAGAAAATGACAGGCCTCATCGAGTGTGAGGCTGTATGGCTCCATTATTTCACCTCTTGCTGTGACATTGTTGAAAAATGGATACCAGCTCGTTGCTGCCAGACGATCCAACCGAGAGTCATATCCCATGCCATGTATTCGTTATCGCCGTTTTTTGCTCTCCGACGATCGACTGTTTTACCGAAACGCTTTTCCATAAATAATTCATAGGCTGCGCGTTCATCTGGCTCAACTTCCAGAGATGCCAGTGCAATCCGTGCCAGTTCTAAATCATTTTCAAGCTCAGCGCGAATCTCAGCGAATGCACTCTGTGTTAAGGCGAACTCAATGCTCTGCACTTTATTCCGTGCGCGCTCAAGCAGTGCATGGTAGCTGATTTCGGTTGTCATACCCCTACCTCTTCGAATTCCAATTCCAATTGATCACCCCAGATTTCACATGACTCTGAACACGAGCCGGTATCGAATCGCCAGGCCTGTACCATCGCCTGATACAAATTTCTGTAGTCGCTGTTGGCAGACATTCTGGCAATTCCGTCAAGCGTCAGGTGACCACGGTACATAATGTCTTTACCTGTTCTGCGATGACCATCCCTGACGTGTTTGCCTGTAACCAGCTCATTAAAAACTCGCATCAGACCTGGTTCGTCTTTACATGCAAGCCCCAGCTTTTGCGTTGACTTTTTGATGCAGAAAACACAGTTCCCGAGATGCTCCGGGATTTGCAAATCAAAAGGTTGTTTTCGCCACCACCGGATAACATCCGACTTATCAAAATCTGACAGCTCGGCAAGATACCGGATGCCCGATTTCGGTTTCAGCCTACGGGGTTCGTCTGCACGAATACCCAGCCATGTGATGTAATTACCTCGTCCGAAATGGTTATCGCAGTATTTCGTGAAAGGGATGAGTTTTAGCCTGTCAGTACAGAACGCGCCGCCGATGTATGGCGTGCCGTACTTTTTAACCATGTCCATAAACGGTTTAAGCACCGGCATTCGTGTCTGAATATCCTTTGGCTCCCATTCTGTATAACCATTTGGCTGCCCAAGCTCAGGATTTATATCGACCTGTAACACAGTTAGTGGTATGTCCCAGAACTTCACAACCTCCCGGATAAAGCGGTATGTCAGCGGATGTTCGCAACCGGTATCCATAAAGATGTAGCAGACGTTATTGCCAGCCTTTCTTTGTTCTTCCATCAGGTGAACAAGATATGCGGATGTTCTCCCGCCAGAAAAACTAACTACATGAGTTATGCACATTTGCGTAATTCCGATAACTCGTTGAAGCGTTCCATAAACATCCCGTAGGCATGGCCCGGTGCCAGTGGAATAACTTTGAACATCTCTGTTGCCGGGATACCTTCCAGTACAGGCCATAAAGAGCCATCATCAAGCCCGAGATCACGGCGTTCGGTTGCCAGCATAATGAGATCGGCATATTTCACTGGCGTGCTCATAACAGGAGGTAACCCGTATTTCTCACGGATTACTGCATCTATTTTTTCTTCCATCCGTTTATAGTCAGGAAGAAGGCGTTTCAGTGGTGCGGGGATGTCCTGGCAATACGCTTCTGTTGCATCATGCATTAACGCTTCAAAAGCAAATTCCTGCGGCACCAGCTGGCTGCAAAGCACCGCATGTTGGGCGACACTGTAGAAGTGAGAAAGATGACCGGCAAAGCGGCAGATATTTGAAAGGGAAACCGCGATATCGTTAATCACGATGTCGTCTTTATTTATCTTGTCATAATAAAAATGCTTCCCGGAAAAAGTTTTAATAAATGACATTTTGTTCTCCACGTATATGCGCTGCACCGCGCTGAGTTTGGGTAAAAGGAAGCCCTCACCATTCGGTGATTATTGAGTTAATTACGTTTCCATAAATGCCCCCACAGGGGCATTTGCAGTAATGAAATCAGGCGGTGAAAGTACCAATAAAGGTTTCTACTTTGCTGTCTTTGAATTTCTCAACAAGCAGATCACGAAATTCGTTAGCCATATCTTCCTGCACCGCTTCCAGCTGAATAATGCGCAGAACCAGTACAGGACGATCGCCAGTGATAATGCTGAGGCGTAATTTAAATGAACGTTCTTTCAGGCCTTCAAACGGAACGCATTTAAATTCAAATGCCACTGGCATAATGTCTTTGGTCTTCGCTTCGACAGACTCCATCAGGGAGCGTTTGCCGCTGAAGTCATTATCTTCAAAATCAGCGGTCTGGTTCGCTTCAATTGTGATTTTACGGATAGCTGCCGCCGCTTTGGTTGCCTGAATGGCGTCACCATTAGCATCAAAGCCCACAAGGTAGTCGGCCCAGTCTTCAATCCATTCTGCCAGTGATTTCTGGGAGTTACGCTCGCCATTAACAGACAACAGAGCAGAGAACGGTGCTGTCTTTTTCAGTTTGAGAGTGGCGGTGTTATCTGCGTGACCTGGTTCATCAATAGTACCCAGGTTAAGCACACTGACGGCACGCATATTATCAGCATCGATAAAGCAGCGGGTGCCTTCATCTGCAAGATCTTTAGAATAACGGGTAAAGTCATCGATGCTGGCAGTGGAAAGCGCACCACGGAAACGGAAGCGATTTAAATTAAATTTTTCCAGATCATGAATGCGGAAATTCTCAGGCAATGCCACAGCATCGGCACCAATCTTACTGATAATTTCATTAACACCCTGAGCAGAAATAAGGGCATGGATTTGATTAATTGCGGTTGCGTCTAAGTTCTGAGACATAATAAGTCCTCACTATATAAAGATATTCAGTGATGAGATAAATAATCAGTTAATTAATAACGATATTAATGGCCTGCTGCGCGGAGTTTTCCGTCAGGTTCACCGGCAAGAGTCAGTAATTGTCCCTGGTCTTCCTGCAGAATAGTCAGGCGACCACCGCGATTGACATACATCGGCGTTTCGGTGGTGTCTTCTTCGGAAATTTTCCCGCGGTTAGTCGGGCGAACATATGAGAGTTTGTGTTTGATTTTCACACGGTTCTCATCAAATGGTTCGATTTCCAGGTTGAGTGAGACCTTACCTTTGGTTTTCGTGTTCATCACACCGGAAGCGACTTCACTGAGAACTGCGCCGATTTTGGTTTCAAATACGCCGCCGTCCAGCTCCCCGATAAATGCCTGCACATCAGTACTGCGTTCGCTAGCCATTTTGCTGCTCCTCATCATATCGACCCTGCAAGGCCGATTAGTTTCTCCACAAAACAGAGAAGAACACCTGCGGTGGCAGCCGCCCGGATGGATTGGGTTATGAGCCCGTCGTCCGGTGATGCTCTTCTCTGTTTTGTAAAAAGGACGGTACCAGCCGGAAGCAAGGGTACAAGCTGGTACCGCCAGGACTACACACAGCATAAAGTTGTGGTGCCGGGTGCCTCCCGGTGCCTGGCGAAGGTTGCACACCAGGCGGGTGGGTATCCACAGAAGGTCGACTGTCAGCCTCAACCTTAACCCGCGTGCGCTGAGCCGCATTCACCACAACGCTAAGGATTCTCTTTGGTTGAAAATACTTAGCTGTTATGTGCCTGTCTTTTCACCACTTCAGGCTCGGTGGTATCCTTTTAAGCCCGTATACATAAAAGGAAAATCAAATGACTTTTGATGAAAAAGAACTTGATAATGCAATTAATAAAATCATCGTAACGTCGCTCTTTTCCTGTCTCAGCGACACTCAGCAGAAACAGTTCTACGAATCGGCTTTCAACATGATCGAGCGTTGTTGTTTCTGCGATGCCGACGAGTTACCTGAAAAAATCAGGAAACAGTTGGCTGATGCTCTTCGAGTGCGACTTTCTGACCAATTTTCTGAAATGTGCTCTCCGAATTTGGACAAATAGAAAAAGGCCATTTCCATTCAGGGTCTGATGGAAATACTTCAGCCTGTTCCAAAGCACGGCGTAAAGAGAACACAACTCCAGCCATAATCTGATGTTTCCCATTGGTCCAGCTATCGCCGCTCTGATCTACAGGGGCGGCTATGTCGTATGACCAAACGACTTCACAGTTATTGTTTAAAATCTGGACTTTCATTTCATACACCTGCTTTAACATGAGTGCCTAGTGGCACAACATGACTCAACGAATCATCCTGGACTTCATATGCCCCAGGCGGCTACTTCGTGGGCGTCCTGCCTGTTCGTTTTTGACATTTACTGACTGCTTACGACACATGCACCGTGTTGCAACCAGATTTTGTTGTAATCCTGTAGTTGGTCTGGAACAAAAGATAAAATTAAATTGCGAGATATGCAAGTAATATTTGCGAGGTATGCAAATTTATAGGTAATAAAAAGCCACCTTTCGGTGGCCGATGGATGGGATATTGAGGTTAATTATGTCTCTTAAGGGTTTGCGACTGACTGATTAAGACCTTTCCAAAGACCATGAATCGGTGTTCGTTTTCGCTAGTAATTCCCCATTCACGGTAAATCTGGTTATCAGAAATCACCAGCAGTTTGTCAGGAATCATTTGAAGTCTTTTAACGTATATTTTGTCATCAAAACCAAAGACATATATACCATCACCATCAAACTGATTGATGCTGACATCAACGAAGATGAGATCTCCTGGCTCAATGGTTGGACACATACTGTCCCCACGAACGTTGATAACTTTGATGTGATTGGCTGGTCGTCCGCCGAACATTGATACAGCATTATCAGTTCTGTATTCGATGGCATGAATCACATCAATGACATCACCGCCCTGGATAAGGCCATTTCCCGCACTGGCACTGATATCCAGCATTTCAATACGGAACACATCCTTCACCTGCGCAACATCCTCATTATTACTGTTTTTATATACAGTATTACTTTTGTGGGCAGAGGTAAAGAGATCAGCAATATCAACACCTAAGCTCTTGGCAATATTACTCAGTGTTTGTTCGGTAAATTGTTTTTGCTTACCCGTTTCTAAGCGCGAGATGTTCGCCGCATCTACTCCTATCGCTTCAGCGAGATCGGCGATTTTCATGTTCTTCGCTTGGCGAAGTTGTCTGACTCGGTTTCCTATGTTCATGCGTTTATTACATTTCTTTATTGCGTGATAAGCAAATCAACTTGCGCAAAATAATTGCGTGAAATAACATGCATAACGCGCAATATTTGGAGGGTATATGCAATCACCATTACGAAATGTGCGTAAGGCGCATGGTTTCACTTTGCAGCATGTTGCTGCGGGTGTTCAAGTCAATCCAGCGACGTTGAGTCGTATTGAGAGGCTGGAGCAGATTCCATCTATCGAGCTTGCAGAACGTTTAGCCAATTTTTTTAAGGGTGAAGTCAGCGAAATGCAGATTCTTTATCCGGCACGTTTTCAATCTAGCCAAAACCAGAATGGGTTTAAACCACAGGAACAGGAGGTGAACCGTGGGTAAGCATCACTGGAAAGTAGAAAAACAGCCTGAGTGGTACGTGAAAGCTGTCAGAAAAACTATCGCAGCGTTGCCGGGGGGGTACGCTGAAGCTGCTGACTGGCTGGATGTAACAGAGAACGCATTATTTAACCGCCTTCGTGCCGATGGCGATCAGATTTTCCCGCTGGGATGGGCAATGATTTTGCAACGTGCTGGTGGAACTCACTTCATTGCTGACGCTGTGGCGCAGTCTGCAAATGGCGTCTTTGTGTCTCTTCCTGATGTCGAGGATGTGGACAACGCCGATATCAACCAACGCCTGCTGGAGGTCATTGAACAGATCGGCAGTTATTCAAAACAGATTCGTTCAGCAATTGAAGACGGTGTAGTGGAACCGCATGAGAAGACAGCAATTAACGACGAGCTGTACCTCTCAATTTCGAAGCTGCAGGAGCATGCAGCACTGGTCTACAAAATTTTTTGCATTTCAGAAAGTAATGACGCCCGCGAGTGTGCAGCTCCGGGCGCCGTGGCGTGTCGTGACTGTGGAGAAACTAACGCATGAACAGTTTAACAACACACTACCGTCGCTCGCAACTGATTGCGCTTCCTGTACCGGGTGGAAAAGCGAAGGTGGAGTATTGCTATGCAGTAAATGTACCAGGTGGCAGGGTAATTGTAACCCACAGCTTTGCAGAGTGGGCTGTGGGTGATTTTAACCGGCAAAAGGAGACAGTCCTTTGCGACAAGTTAACCGCTGGTTCAAAGATCACTACGGAGTACCCGTCAGAGTCATTCGTTGGGAGCCGGAAACACAACGGGTTATCTACCTCCGCGAAGGCTATGAGCATGAATGCTTCAGTCCGCTCGAACAGTTTCGTCGTAAATTCAGGGAAATAGAGGTCGGTCATGAGCACTAAATTAACCGGCTATGTATGGGATGGTTGCGCTGCGTCAGGCATGAAATTATCCAGCGTGGCAATTATGGCCCGCCTGGCTGATTTCAGTAATGACGAAGGTGTGTGCTGGCCATCAATTGAAACCATTGCCCGTCAGATTGGCGCGGGGATGAGTACCGTCAGAACGGCTATCGCACGGCTGGAAGCAGAAGGCTGGTTAACGCGTAAGGCGCGTCGCCAGGGTAACCGCAATGCGTCGAATGTTTATCAGCTTAACGTTGCGAAGCTTCAGGCTACGGCTTTTTCTCAACTGTCAGATTCTGACCCGTCAAAATCTGACGCATCAAAATCTGACCCGTCAAAATTTGATGCGTCGAAATCTGGCAAAAAAGCGGGTTTTCACCAGTCAGAATCTGGCGGGGATCCGTCAGTAAAATCAAAACATGATCCGTCAGATAAAAAAACTTCTCGTCCGGACGCTTCGCAACCGGACACGCAGAAGGCTGAACAGGATTTTTTAACTCGCCATCCTGATGCGGTTGTATTCAGCCCTAAAAAGCGCCAGTGGGGGACGCAGGATGATTTGACCTGTGCACAGTGGCTCTGGAAAAAAATCATCGCCCTGTACGAGCATGCCGCCGAATGTGACGGCGAGGTGGTTCGTCCCAAAGAACCGAACTGGACAGCCTGGGCAAACGAAATTCGCCTGATGTGTGTGCAGGATGGTCGTACTCATAAACAAATCTGCGAGATGTACAGCCGCGTCAGTCGCGATCCGTTCTGGTGCCGTAACGTGCTCAGCCCGTCGAAGCTGCGGGAAAAATGGGATGAGCTTTCCCTGCGCTTATCGCCGTCCGTCAGCACGTACACCGAAAAACGCGAGGACCCGTACTTCAAAGCCAGTTACGACAACGTGGACTACAGCCAGATCCCGGCAGGATTCAGGGGGTGAGCATGAGTCTTTTGAATGACGTTCAGAAATTCATTGAAGCCCATCCGGGCTGTACTTCCGGAGACATTGCGGATGCTTTTGCAGGTTACTCACGGCAGCGCGTTCTGCAGTCTGCAAGCAAGTTACGTCAGAGTGGGCGTGTGGCTCACCGTTGTGAAGGGGATACACGCAGACATTTCCCGCGCCTGACTGAGAGAGCGCAGGAGCCGGAACCACAACCAGTTCGTGAAACCAGACCTGTGCGCAATTTCTATGTCGGCACTAACGATCCCCGGGTGATTTTGTGCCTGACCCGCCAGGCTGAAGAACTGGAGTCCAGGGGCTTATACCGTCGTGCTGCAACGGTGTGGATGGCGGCATTCCGTGAAAGCCACTCCCAGCCAGAACGAAACAATTTTCTGGCGCGTCGTGAGCGGTGCTTACGGAAAAGCAGCAAGCGCGCTGTATCGGGTGAAGAGTGGTATCTGTCAGGGAATTACGTGGGGGCTTAATGAGTAATAAATATTGCCAGGCGCTGGTGGAGCTGCGGAACAAACCAGCCCATGAACTGAAGGAAGTGGGCGATCAGTGGCGCACGCCGGACAACATTTTCTGGGGAATTAACACCCTGTTTGGCCCGTTTGTTCTGGATCTGTTCACTGACGGTGATAACGCCAAATGTGCCGCTTATTACACTGCGGAAGACAACGCGCTGGCGCATGACTGGTCAGAACGTCTTGCGGAGCTTAAAGGTGCTGCCTTTGGTAATCCCCCATACAGCCGCGCCAGTCAGCATGAGGGGCAATACATCACCGGCATGCGTTACATCATGAAGCATGCCAGTGCCATGCGTGATAAAGGCGGGCGCTATGTTTTCCTGATCAAAGCTGCCACCAGCGAAGTGTGGTGGCCGGAAGATGCAGATCATATTGCTTTTATTCGCGGGCGTATTGGTTTTGAACTGCCTACCTGGTTTATCCCGAAGGATGAGAAGCAGGTGCCGACAGGCGCTTTCTTCGCTGGTGCTATTGCTGTTTTCGACAAGACCTGGAAGGGACCGGCAATCAGCTACATCGGGCGCTATGAACTTGAGGCATGTGGTGAGGCCTTTCTGGCGCAGGTTCGCCAGCAGGCAGAAAAACTGGTCAGGGAGATGGCGGCATGACGACGTTAACTCAATGCCAGCAGCAGGTGCTGGATATGCTGATTTCTTATCAGAAAGAACGTGGCTTCCCGCCAACCAATCAGGAGGTGGCAACCATGCTGGGATACCGTTCAGTGAATGCAGCGGTGGAGCATCTTCGCGCACTGGAGAAAAAAGGCGTCATCACGATAAAGCGTGGCGTGGCCCGGGGGATAACGCTTCATACCGCGGTGAAGGACGACGACAGCGAGGCGGTCGGGATTATCCGCGCACTGCTTGCCGGTGAGGAAAACGCAAGGCTGCGTGCAACCCACTGGTTACATGAGAGGGACCTGAAAGTATGAAGCTGATCCTGCCTTTTCCGCCCAGCGTGAACACGTACTGGCGACACCCCAACAAAGGGGCGTTTGCTGGTAAGAGCCTGATAAGCGCGGCGGGGCGAAAATTCCAGAGCGCGGCGTGCGCAGCAATAGTTGAGCAGTTACGTCGTCTGCCGAAACCAACGTCGGCACCTGCTTCAGTGGAGATCGTGTTGTTTCCTCCGGATAACCGGATCCGCGATCTGGACAACTATAACAAGGCGCTGTTTGACGCCCTGACCCACGCGGGTGTGTGGGAAGACGACAGTCAGGTGAAAAGAATGCTGGTGGAGTGGGGACCGGTTATCCCGGAAGGGAAGGTCGAGATCACTATCAGTAAGTACGAGAAAACGGCGGGTGCAGCCGCCTGATCAAGAGGAGAAACGAAGTATGAATAATCTGATGGTCATTGATGGTATTGAAGTTCGTCGTGATGCTTATGGACGTTACAGCCTGAACGATCTGCATCGCGCAGCAGTAGCATCTGGTGCAAATGCCAGAACCAAGGAGCCAGGAAAGTTTCTTTCCAGCCAACAAACTGTTGAACTTGTTCATGAATTGACCAACACCCAGAATTTGGGTGTTGACCCGGTGAGTGTGATTCATGGGGGAAATGAACGGGGAACGTATGTCTGCAAAGAACTGGTGTATGCCTATGCAATGTGGATCAGCCCGTCATTCCATCTGAAGGTGATCCGTACTTTCGATATGGTAACCAGCGCACCTGAAAAATTATCCGGACAGGCTGCTGACAAGATGCAGGCTGGCGTGATTCTGCTGGACTTTATGCGCCGGGAGTTAAACCTGTCTAACTCATCTGTGCTTGGGGCCTGTCAGAAACTCCAGGAGGCTGTTGGCTTACCGAATCTGGCACCACGCTATGCCATTGATGCTCCTGCTGACGCGCCTGATGGCTCAAGTCGCCCTACGCTGTCGCTGAGTGCACTGCTGAAACAGTATGGTATCCGCCTGACGGCTAATCAGGCATATCACCAGATGGCGAAGCTGGGGATCGTTGAACAACGCGAACGATACAGCCGTACCGCGATTAACAACATCAAAAAATTCTGGTCGCTGACAGCGAAAGGCTGCATGTTCGGCAAGAACATCACCAGTCCCGCAAATCCGCGCGAGACGCAGCCGCACTTCTTCGAATCCCGATTCCCTGAGCTGTTAAAGCTGCTCGATACCGTTCATTGAGGTGACCGTGAGAGCACTACTGACCCCTGAAATTGCCCCGCGTATGGGGATCGTATTGTTCAGGCCAGGTTCAGAGCTGATGCCCCTGTTTATGCAGGGGCGTGTCCTGCTGGAGCCTGAGCCGGAACGTTATTCATCTTTCGCCAGTGGTGCCGTTCCGGCTGCATCACAACCGCTGGCGGATGATCCTGCCGTTCGGGCCGTGTTCCGCAATGAGGCAGTGATCCGTCGTGCTGGTGGCGTGGAATGTCTTGAAAGCTGGTTACTTCGTGAAAAAGGCTGCCAGTGGCCTCATTCCGACTGGCACAGCGAGAACATGACCACAATGCGACACGCTCCGGGCGCAATCCGTCTGTGCTGGCACTGCGATAACCAGCTGCGCGATCAGTTCACGGAACGGCTGGAATCAATGGCAACGGATAACTGTGCTCGCTGGGTGTTGTCTGTCGTGCGTCGGGATCTCGGTTTTGATGATAGTCACGTTATGACAATGCCGGAACTGTGCTGGTGGCTGGTTCGTAATGACCTGGCGGATGCCTTACCGGAAAGTGCAGCCCGTAAGGCTCTGAGATTACCGAAGCCTGTTGTGCCGTCTGTCACCCGGGAAAGTGACCTTGTGCCTTTGGTTCCTGCCACCAGCATCATCCAGGATAAAGCGAAAAAGGTGCTGGCGCTGAAAGTGGATCCGGAGTCGCCGGAGTCTTTTATGTTACGCCCGAAACGTCGCCGCTGGGTTAATGAAAAGTACACGCGCTGGGTTAAGACACAGCCGTGTGCATGTTGTGGAAAGCCTGCTGATGATCCCCACCACCTGATAGGCCACGGTCAGGGTGGAATGGGTACAAAAGCGCATGACCTCTTTGTGTTGCCTTTGTGCAGAAAGCATCACGACGAGCTGCATGCGGATACCGTGGCATTTGAAGAGAAGTATGGCTCCCAGCTGGAGCTGATATTTCGTTTTATCGATCGTGCGCTGGCAATAGGCGTACTGGCGTAAGTGGAGAATGCTAAATGATTAATCCTTCTGAAGTTGGCAAATCAGGTGAAATGGTTCGCCTTCGTACTCTGGAAAGTATCTGGATACAAGGCAAGTTGCGCATGTGGGGCCGCTGGTCTTATATCGGCGGTGGTAGTGGTGGAAACATGTTTAACCAGCTTCTGGCATCCGGGAAAATCACCAAGACAGCTATCAATGAAGCGCTACGCCGGATGAAGATAGCGGGTATCACCAAGCCTGAACTTGAAGCGTACCTGCGTGAAATTCTCAACAGCAAAAATAAAAGCGGCCTGGCGTTCTGTTCAGATGAAGAAGGGTTGTTAGTGGACGGTGTCATTGCTTCAGTACTGATGAATGATGACTACCGATCGCTCTATAGCGTGATTGTTGACCGGTATCGTCTTCGTAAGAGCAAGTTGCAGATGGCCAATGAACTGCAGGCTAAACATCCTGACTGGCCGCTGATCACCTGTCGTCGACGCATTGACACTTGGCTAAGTCTTGCAGAATCGATCCTGTACGCTCCAGTTTGTGACGCATTCGGCACAAATAGCGACAGATTTAAGTTGCAGAGTGAGCAAGAAAGTGCTTAAATTGTGGTAGGCTCGGGACGTTAAAGCGAACTGAGCAACACAACATTAAGAGCCCGCCATTGAGCGGGTTTTTTTGTTATGATTCCTCTGAAACTCAGGAGGCTTCATGACTTGGCAAAACGTACCGTACGCTTTCGAAAAAACTACTGGCGAGTTGACCTTGGTAATAGAAAAATTACCGCCAATTGAAATCAGTTCTTCCTTTCCTTTTGAAACACTCATTACTGCTCTTGCAGGCGTTATTGCCGCAGGAATAACTGGTTGGGTTGCATACAGGGCAATCAAAGAAAATTTTGCCTTAGCCACATTACAGGCTCACTTGAATACTAATAAAGAATTGGCGCAACAAATACGTTTTGCTGGCGCTGAGCATGTGACAGACGTAATTATGTTGGCCAGCACATTTGAGCAATGGCATCTGGTCGGAAATAAGAATATGGATATATTGGCTAAGGGTGTTTTCCCTGAGGAGATTCAAGTTCCAATAAAGGCCGCTGAAATAAGTAAAAATAAATTACTTCTATTAATAAGGCCTGATGAGGAAGGTTGTAAGTTGATAACCCTGACGGCAGATCTTCAAAAAGCGCTAAAAGTATGTTTTACAAAAGGGTATTTTACTCCGGAAGAAAAAAAGTCATTTATTGATGCACAAAACGCCTTTATTTTTGGGTGTCATGAGTATATCAATCAAAGTTTATCTTAAAAAAACTATACCTTACCAAGGCCGCCTTAATGCGGCCTTTTTTGTTTCCCCTCGTTCTGAGAGGACCAACAGCAATTAAGAGGGGGCTAAATGTCCGATCCGATTTCCGGTACTGGGCTGGCTGGTGGTGCCCTGACGGGTGCCAGTGTTTATGGACTGCTGACCGGAACTGATTACGGCGTTGTATTTGGCGCATTTGCAGGGGCTGTATTCTACATAGCAACAGCTGCAGATCTGAGTGCATCGCGCCGACTGGCATATTTTATCGTGTCATATATTGCCGGGATTCTTTGCTCTGGGTTGGTTGGCTCCAAGCTGGCGAACTTGACCGGATACAGTGATAAACCTCTGGATGCTATTGGTGCCGTAATCGTCTCTGCTTTAGCCGTTAAAATCCTGACGTTCCTGAATAATCAGGATATCGGCTCGCTGGTGGCGCTCATAACGCGCCGGGGAGGTTCAGGTGGAGCTAAATGACCCGACAGCAACTATAAATGCGCTGTTATGTGCTTGTGTTGTTATTACTCTGATGTTTTATCGTCGTGGTGATTCGCGGCATCGTCCTTGGGTTTCACGTTTAGCCTGGCTGATTACTGTTACATACAGTGCTGTTCCGTTGGCCTATCTCTGTGGGATTTATCCCCATTCCTCATGGCCCATTATCGTGGCGAACACTATTTTTCTTTCCGTGCTGGTGGCTGTCAGAGGCAACGTTGCACGTCTGGTTGATCATCTGAGGCACTAATGAACCAACAATTATTTCAAAAGGCGGCTGGTATTAGCGCCGGGCTGGCTGCGCGCTGGTTTCCGCACATTGATGCGGCGATGAAGGAATTCGGCATTACAGCACCAGCGGATCAGGCAATGTTTATCGCTCAGGTAGGCCATGAGTCGATGGGGTTTAGCGCCGTAGTTGAAAATCTTAACTACACACCATCTGCGCTTGTGGCGACGTTCGGAAAGAGGATCACACAGCAGCAGGCTGATGCCCTTGGCAGAACATCCGGACATGCAGCTCGTCAGGATGCTATTGCCAATCTGGTGTATAGCAACCGACTGGGTAACAAAGCACCAGGTGATGGCTGGAAATATCGTGGTAGAGGATTAATTCAAATCACTGGCCTCCATAATTATCGCATCTGTGGCGCGGCGCTGAAGTTAGATCTGGTGACTTCACCTGAACAACTGGAACAGGAACTACAGGCTGCGCGCTCAGCTGCATGGTTCTACACCTCTAAAGGTTGCATGATCTACGGTGCCGATATTAACCGTGTTACGCGCATCATTAACGGCGGTTTGAACGGTATTGAGGATCGTAAGGTCCGATACAACAAGGCGCGGGCGGCGCTGCTGGTATGAAGATGAGTTATTGGGCGCTCATTTTAACGTTTATTGCTTGTGTCGCTGGTGGTCTTGTCTGGTCAGCGAATCACTATCATGGAAAGTTTCTGGAGGAGCAGAAGCGTGCTGATGCTGCGGAACAGCGAGCTGATTCTACTGAGGCTATCACCGCGAATGTTCTGCGTACTATGGCAATAACGAACATCATTCAGGAGGCGAATCAACATGCAAAACAGCAGATCGCACTGGAGTCACAGAGAACCCAGGAAGATATCAAAGTGGCTGTTGCGGATGATGATTGTGCTTCACGTCCTGTGCCTGCTGCCGCTGCTGACCGGTTGCGGAAGTACGCGAACAGTTTACGTCCAGGTTCCGGTAGTTCCGTTACCAGCCAGCCTGACGGCTGAAACCCCTCAGCCTGATTTACCTGATCATTTTCCGTGGGGCTCGAGCTTAGATCTGAATGTCGCCTTGTTGTCTGCATTGGCGCAGTGTAATACCGATAAAGCTGACATCAGAAGGATTGAAGTTGAGCGTGGTCACATCATGCAAAAAAAATGATGTTAACTTTGTTTTGTTCCTTGATTTGATATGTGATGGCCCAATAGATACAAAGCACCTGATTTTGGTGACTCTTTTAAAGGGCTTTACACATGAAAGATGGTATCTATTTTGTTGTTTTCAGAAGCAATCAACGTGATTTTGGTAATGGTACCGTAGTTGTCAAAAACAATGCAGTAAACGGCGGAGATTTTGGTTTTACGTATCAGGGAAAAATTGACGGTAGCCAACTTATTCTGCGCGTATCGCAGCATGATTTAAATGTCACCTCGGTTTTCCCTGGGGTAAAGAACTTTGAATTGAGTCTTTCTTTGCAGGAACGAGGACGTGATTACCTGTTAAATGGATCTGTGGTCGGAATGCCTCAGATGCAAATTTCAATTAGTGCAAAATACATTGGTGATCTGATTTAGTTTATCGAGATGATAATTGAACCGCCTCCGGGCGGTTTTTTATTGCCATTTCTATGGTCTGTTCCATCGTAATAACTTAAAGGGAAGCATTAATGCCGCCACGAACCCCGAAAGCCTGCCGTGTTCGCGGCTGCCGCCATACCACTACTGACCCTTCAGGCTACTGCGAAAGCCACAAAAGCGAAGGCTGGAAGCAATACAAACCTGGACAATCCCGTCATCAGCGCGGCTACGGTTCGAAGTGGGACAGTATCCGCGCGCGTGTTCTGAAGCGTGACAAAGGCCTGTGTCAATTATGTCTGCGTGCTGGTGTGGTGCGTGAGGCGAAAACTGTTGACCACATCATCCCTAAAGCGCATGGCGGCACTGATGCTGACAGTAATCTGCAGAGTCTGTGCTGGCCGTGTCATAAGGCGAAGACGGCCCGTGAACGGTTAAAGTGA